AACTAAAAGAATTGCAAAGAATCTTGCACCAACAGGTGAGATGGACAACTATGACATAGAAGTGTTTGAACAGATTGCAGAAATATTTGCAGATAAACCACAGTACAAACATGTAAAGTTTGTTATACCAGATGAACCACACTTATCATTAAATGTATGTGGCACAAACATGAGCTTTACTCATGGACATCTTGCAGGTTACAGTGGATCGGTAGAAAATAAACTAATGAACTGGTGGAAGAACCAGACATTTGGTGGATTCCATGCAGGATCCAGTGACATTCTTGTGACAGGTCATTACCATCATCACCGTGAATTACATGATGGACGCACCTGGATCCAGGTACCTAGCTTAGATGAGTCAACATGGTTTGAGCAGCAAGCAGGTAAGAAAACCAAACAAGGTGTAATGACTATGGTTATAGATCATAAAGGACACAATAATAAAGAGATAGTATAAAGCAAAGCGGACTCACAGGTCCGCTTTATTGCTTGTGGGAAGGAGTTGTCTAACGTTATGACACGTAAGATAACTATATCCACAGATTACTGCATGCTATAATAGTTGTCAAGTCAATTCATTGGTCAGAGGTTTCCTCCTTTACTCTGATCCTTGACACCAGATCATAACTTCGATCTGGTGTTTTTACTATAAATTCTTTACGATTCTGTATTTATGCTATATAATTAATAGTGGGAGGTAGTAATGACTGCAATTAATACTACGTTTGATGATAACTTTATGTTGTCAGAACTTGTACAATCAGTTGGTGAGACTGGTAGAGGATTTGTTGTAATACATAAGAACAGTCCTAAGTACATAGACAGCACAGGTGAGTTACGTGACTGGTTACACAGACATGGTTTATATATATACCATTTTGAGAACTGGAATAACGTTATACATTATGTATTTGTTAGATCAGAACGCGGCGGCGATTAAGTTATGAACTTATTTACAAGTCAAAAGGAGATGAAGAAGTGGGCGATAGCTATGGCTAACGCATGTGGTGGACAAGAAGTGTCACAGACATCTATTAAACTTAATAAAATTAATCCAAAAAAAGTAGAAGATTTAACAACAAAGTTTGTAACTGATTACAACGAAATGATGAATGCTGCTTTAGCTATAGGAGAACAAGAATGAGCGCACCTGATCCAATGGACAGAGATGTAAAAGTAATGTTTAGTGATCTAAGTACACGTGATTATATAATTACTGCTAGTAATTTAAAAGAAGCAGAAGAAGTATTTGATACAATATTTAATCACATGGAACAAAGTATTACAGATATTTTAAAACAATATAGTGTTGGCAAAAAAACAAAAGTGTGGGTAGAATACCACATAGATAAAGTACAAGACATGAATGAGGAGGAGAACGACTAATGGCATGGCAAGACGAATACGATTTAGTAGAAGATAGACTTAGAAAATTTTGGGAAGATAATCCTAATGGTAGAGTCAGCACAGAAATTTTATATATAACAGATGATCATAAGTCTGCTGTATTTAGAGCAAGCATATATAAAGATATTGCAGATGAAGTACCAGTATCAACTGGTATAGCACAAGACCAACATGGATCAAAAGGTGCAAACCAAACATCATGGATAGAAAATGGTTCAACTTCAGCAGTTGGTAGAGCATTAGCTAATTGGATTTACGCAGCAAAGAAGAGACCATCAGTCACAGAAATGCAGAAGGTGGAGAACTTGTCGGACAGTCAAGTTACCAAGAGTGCAGCTAAAACTGGCAACAGCAATAGCTACACTCCTTCACCATCTGTACAAGAAAAGATTAAAGATGTACCTACTGGTCCAGTAGAAGATACTAAAGCAGCATTAGAAGAAATTGGTGTAGTGGTTCAGGAAAAAGTTGTAGTAACTAATGGCACAATAGAGCCAAGATGTTTAAGCTGCAGTAGTGAGCTATGGGATAACAGAGTAGACAAAGCAAGCGGTAAAATTAAAGATACTTATCCTGACTGGAAGTGTAAGAACAAAGAATGTGACAATGGTAATCCACGTATATATTACATGGAATCATTCAACGCAGCTAAACAAGCACCAGAAGAATGGTTTATGCCTGCAATGCCTGAAGCAAAAGCAATAGAGGATATTGGCGAAGACGAAGCACCGTTCTAATGATTCATATAAAAATAATACTTGATACTGGTGGTGTGTTTCAAGACGTAGAAATTGTAGAAAAACCTACACACATTGACTTACAAGTGACAGAAGAAATTAGGGAAGACGATAACTGGTATGAGCAAGAATAAACAAAATGATCCTATAAATCCATTTGATGGACCAGGTGTTAAAGTAGGTTCAGAAGAATTTAAGAACATGGTCATGGGTGTAATGATAAATAAACATTTAGATCCTGATGAAGACTTTGATCTTAGCAAGTGACATATAGACCTTTACCTGATTACCTTACAATTAAACCAAGCAAGATAGAAGGCATAGGTTTATTTACATTAGTAGATATAGATAAAGGTGTGAACTTAGGAATGTCACATATCATAGACACACCTACGTTAGATACAATACGCACACCGTTAGGTGGTTTTGTAAATCATAGTGACAAACCTAACTTAAAAAAAGTTTTAGATCATAGAAAATATTATTTATATACGATCGTTGACATACCTATGGGCAGTGAATTAACATTGAAATACGAATGGTATGAAGTAGAAGGAGATAACAATGACAATGAGAGATGATATATTGCAGCTACTTGATGATGACAAGTGGCATTGTGCAACAGAACTTATAGAGTTTGGTTGGTCAGCACGCAATAGAATATCAGAGATACGTGCAGATCATGGCGAAGATTATATCTTAGGTCAGAAGTGCAACATGCACACTCACAGAGGTGGTGTCAGCATGTATAAATTAAATGATCAGAAGAAAAAACAACAGTTGTTGAATAGACTTGAAGATCAAATTCAGCTACAGTTATAGTAATGAGAGAAGTATTACAGAGCAAAGGCGCACGTAACGTCTGGGATATGATGGACGAATGTAATGGATTTCTTGAAGCTATTACATACTGTATAGAAGAAGACGAATCAAAGAAGATAGATTTTTTTCCATACGATAGTGCTAGTGAATCTAATCTAGTACAAACAATACTTAAAATAGATCCTTCATTCCCAACTGATCCTGGACCACACTATGGTGGGGTTAGAGTCGGTATCGTTACTAACAAAGGAGTCGGCGAACTTGAAGTCGTGCATGATATGTATGACTACTTTAGTTATTCTTTTATCACACGTGGTACACAAATAGATTATGGTAGGTTGCCGCGTGCAGATATGATTGATTACATAAAAGCTGTAGCTAAAGTTCTTAATAGTTCTAAAGCATTGAAAGGTAGAAAACTATTTAAGAAAGAAGACTAATGTCAAAACAAAAACAACAGGGTACAAAGCTAGAGACATTCGTAGCAAAAATGTTGAATGGTTCTAGGATTGCGGAAGGTGGTATCAATGACAAGGGAGATGTACTATTTAATTGGAATGGTCAAGATTTTTTTATTGAGTGTAAGGCAAGACAATCACTTAATGTTACACGTGAGCTTGCTAAATCTATAAAGAAGTCGAAGTCGCAATTTACAGCACTGGTATGGAAACGTCTGGTAAAAACTGACAAGAGTCGGCGGCAGCCAGATGGTGTACCAATCATAGTTTGTTTAACTCTTGATACTTTTGTCGAGATCGTTGAATCTAAAATCGGAAATAGTTTTTATGATGATCCCTTCTGGAAACAATTGCCGTGAGTCGTACGCAGGATATAGACAAAGCTGCGCGCACAACTGCACTTGCGCTGCAATCTTTAATGGCGCGTGTTGAATTTGAATACAACAGACATGAACCATGTTTAGTATGCAAAGAAAAATTTATGCACCACATTGACGGACTACCCTGCGAATCAGATGACTCCAGGAAAAAGATAATTAGAAACAATCGTTGGAATAAAAACTTGACTAGATAACTCTTATAAACTAAATTTAATAGTGGAAAGGAGTTGTATGGATAAACTAGATATTCATGACGGCAAATTACAGGTTAGAGTTCCTATTACCTTAGCAGATTTAAAGCTGCTTAAAAATATGACAACGCTAGCAAGCAGCAAGAAAACATTTCATTCAACTAATAAATTGAATAGATTATATTTTGTTGTACAACAAAACGTATGGTATGCCTGGACAACAGACAGTTATGTTCTTGGTATAACAGAGTTTTGTAAAGACGATTCAGTTATGGCGCAGTATCAGAAAAATGATCCCCAACCATTACTGAAATACGTTGACAGAGTATATGCAAGTGTTGATGTTCAAGAGTTCAATACTGATGTAGTAGAAATAAATAAACACTACAACAAAGAACAACTGGACGGACACATGTATCTTAGATTGGAAGGACACACACAGATACTGCAGCCGCGTGTTATTACAGATGAGATAACTGGCGCAAAGTATCCTATGCCTGACGGCAAAGAGATTACTACTGACTGGGTAAGTATTGAGATAGACAACGCAGGAGTCTTCACAATGTTGAATAAAGTTGACGGCATTGAAGGTGCAAGAGACATATTCAGAAACTTTTGGAGTGACGCACGTGGTTCTATTGGACCTGACAAGCGCAGACCAATTACTCATATACAGTATTCTCCAGTACATCTAAAGAAGGTTATGACATTTTTAACCTTCAATAAAGATGACCACTTTACATACATGTACAACTATGACGGCAATTTTGCTGACGCAGTATTGTTTCAGAAAACATGCAGCGGCACTGACAATGCAACTAACAAGCATGCCTGGATAATGCCGCAACGCAGTGAATTGGAGGAGGAATAATGAAAATATACGAAGTTGAAACAATCACTACTCATTTAGAAGTTGAGATAGAAGATGATTGGGATTGTATTTGCGGATATACAAGTACAATTACATTTAAATATCCAAAAAATTTATGGGATAGTTTTAAATGTAATTTTTGTGACGAAAAATTAGTAATCGTTGAACCTATCTTGTTAGGTCAAACTTATTCTGAATTGCTAACTGAAAATAATTTGCAATTAGATGAGAGTGGATATGAACTAGAACCAATTGACGCATTTGTTGATATAAAACTAACAGAAAATAATAAAGAAGTTGGTGAATTGATACACATTGGTAGTCACGAAATGGACGGCGCAACTTTATGTGACTGGTGCAACATGTACTTCAAAGGTGACGGACAATTAACACGCTGCAATGAATGTGAGGAGAAATAATGGAGTATCACTTTAACGTAGTAAGTCATCTTATCTTCGGTATTGCAGGCGTGCTGCTTGGATATTACTTTGCTAATGAGTCCTGGAGAAATAATCGTATGTGGGAATGGAAGTCTATTACACAACAGTTAAGACTCCAGGAGACAGAGATACATAGATTAGAAACTATTAACGAATCATTAGTAAGTCAGTTAAAGGAGTTAAAATAATGTGCGAATGTCAAGACGCATATTGTGACTGCTGCGGCAATGAATTAGTATGCAATAGTTGTAGAGAAGGAGAGTGTGAATAATGAATAGCTTTAAATTGCTTGTACGTTTTATTGCTGCGATAGGTGGCTATAAAATATTACAACAAGAGTATGACAAGGCGCGTAAGTTCTGGACTAAAGTCTCAATAGAAAACAACTGGATAAGAAAAGAAGGTATGTACGTAGTGCTTTACGTAAATATTTGTGATTTGCAAATAGCTGACCACGTATACACACCTGCGGACAACAAGTTTGACTCTATCTTGTTTACTCATTGTGACATGGATTACTGCGAAGAATGTATAGGAGTGACATTATGATTTTGTTTGAATACAAAGGCGTAAAGATTACAGGACAAAGTCGTGACGAAGTCGCACTTTTGCGTGGTCGATTGAAAACAGAAATTGATCTACGAATTGCGAACGAACAAATAAAAGATACGTTATGGGAATATATACAGGAGGAAGACATTGAAGAGATAAAGGAAAGAATAAAAGATATATAAATATCTAAAGTAAAAATAAAAAAGAGCTGCAGCGCCGAATTGTTGCAGCTTTTTTTTTATGTTCTTGATTACTTAATTAATCCAGGTAAAATTGATTTAGAAGGAGGTTGTTATGATATGGGAATATCCCCAAAGATTAGACAAACACAGTACAAACAAAATATCAGTATATAAGAACGTTGTTAATGGCGCTCTTATCTTGCATGACGCGGAAGACTTCGCAACAAAGCAAGTTTATATTGGTTACTCTATCCAGGAATCAAAAAGAATGTTTAGAGATTATTTGAAGGGAATAAGATAAGATGACACAACAAACAGAGACAAAGAACTTTATAGAAATATGTCCTGGCTGCCTTGCTTGTTATAATCAAGGGCGCTTGACTTTTTATTGGTTCCAAATAAACAAAGACACAACGCTTGAACAGATAGAGCGCGCGCTTGACGTGGAAGAGATTCACAGAAGAGCAAAAACTCCATTTGTTTGTGGCGGTGATGAAGTTCACATACAAGATAATGATTTTGGCGGCGGTGAGTACATGACCGCAAAAGAATTATACGGATATGTTGAGTTGCTGCAACTGGTCCCAAATTTTGACTACATCAAAGCGTTTAAAGAAGTTTATTTAATGCAAGATGAGTTCCAACAATTTGGTAGCGGCATACAATACGAGCCAAGCGAACAGTTCAAAGAATTTGCTGACTCCGTCCAGGTCTTCGACAACATAGACGAACAGAACACGCACCTGGAATATGAGTTTATGGAAATCTATGACGTGAGCGAAACAGATAGATTATATAATTATATTGATTGGTCCACAGTGCGCCACGATATGCTTATAGATATGCAAAGAGCAGAAGTAAACGGAAAAATATATTTGTGGAGAGGAATATAAATGGATAGAAACGAAGTTTATAGATTACTTTTAAATTTTGCCAAAGGAGTCAAAGCTGACACAACCATTGCTGAACAAGTCATGGGAGTAGGTAAAGCTATACAGATTCTTGATACAGAAATTAGAATTGTTATAGACGAAGAGCAAAGAGTTAAATATAATAAGCTAGTGGAAAAAATAAATAGGAGATATGAATATGCAAATTAATTACGTTGGTGTTCTAATTCTATTGTGGATTGTTAGCACTGCCTGGATTGTTTCAGGTTATGCTGCTAAAGGTTATCAAGCCAAGAATACTATCCGCTTAGATTATGAACTCTATGCAGCAATTAGACACGTGTTAGATTATTGTTATGACACAGAACGAGAGCATTATATTGAGACCTTCGGCGAGGAATCAAATAATTATCTTTGGTTAGACAGTGACCTAGATTTACACGTTGACCAGGAAGACACGAATCACATATTTGTTAGTCTTCATTACTTACAAAAGCAATTAGTTCCTGGAGACACGCAGCCCTTAGCGTAACGTACTAATAACCAGGAAGAGAGAGAGCGGACTTCGGTCCGCTTTTTCTTTGTATCACGTGCGCAAAGATTTAGATCTCCGCAAAAAAAAATAATTGGAGATCATGATTTTAAAACCAGGTACGCCTGGAAGTTTTAAAGCAGCGCCTGGTGTTCTAGTTGTCGAACGCATATCGAGACAGTACGACACAAACCGACTACAAACCGCAGCACCGCGCAACACAACCACACGCACAATATACACATGATTATATAACCCCCATAGTTCAATCGCGGCGCGGAGAAAATATAGATGAATACGTCAATGTTTACCTGGCAATTTGTGGAGGTGGTGGGAGTCGAACCCACGTTGGTTAGATGAGTATTTGGATAAGCATTTAACCCTGTCCAGATCACCCCCAGTCTACAGTATACTATATATAGTGTAGTCTAAAGGTACTATATGTAGTGGTACTATATATTGTACTCTTTATATGTCGAGTTCTAGTAGTAGGTGGTTCGATCCCTGTGTCACTCCCAACCCAAACCAGTTTATTAAGTGTAGTAACAGTAAATGCGCTCTCTCTCTAATAAATAAAATGTGAGGAATGTGGCTCAACCCACGACTAAGGCGGTCCTGCTATGCCAACCCTATTAACGAATCCTTATCTTGTGGTGTTTGTGTAGGCAGGAACACCACAATGCTTATCCTGATATGCTACACTATAGCATATAGATATGTCAAATAATGAAAAAATCACCATCTGCGTAGCAGACAACTGTTTAGTCCCCTTACCAGAAGGTCGTAAAAAGTATTGTAGTGAGAGGTGTTCTAAAAGAACACGGCAGAGAGCGTGGCGTGCAAACAAACCTACTAAAGAGATCCAGGTAGAAAAGACTGTAGATGAGAATGTACAGAAGCGTAGAGGAGATTACTACGCCATTATGAAGAAAAAAAATTTTTTTAACGACATTTTAGAAGGTAAGAAGACAAAGAAGGAAGTAGCAAACATATTAAGCTGCAGTCCATCAACAGTGTCACGTGCAGTAGCAGCATATCTCGAAGATGTAGAAAAAGAAGCAAAGCTCGAAAAGCGTGGGGACCCCTTCGAGTTGCAAGCTGACGTAAACTCTTTTGTTGAGTTTCGTGATCAATATTTCTTAACAGAACAAGGTAAAAATTATGAGACACCAGACTTTCAAAAGAAGTGGATTGGTGCTATCTTAGATAGTATAAAGCACGGTAAGCGGTTAATGATCTTGTCTCCGCCTAGACATGGTAAGACAGATCTACTTACACACTTTTGCGTATACATGATTTGTAAAAATCCTAACATACGTATCATGTGGTGCGGTGGTAACGAAGACATTGCACGTAACTCCGTAGGTGCGGTACTAGATCATTTGGAGAATAATGAAGGACTCATACAAGATTACGGAGACTGGGACGGATTTAGACCTTCTAATAGAGGTGGAAAGAGTTGGTCGTCCAGTCAATTTACTGTTGCAACTAGAACAGTCTCTGGTATTAAGTCGCCAACTCTTGTCGCAATTGGAAAAGGAGGTAAGATCCTTTCCAGAGACGCAGACCTTATTATCGCAGACGATATCGAAGATCATGGAAGTACTGTGCAGCCAAGTGCTAGAGAAAACACCAGGAACTGGTGGACCACAACATTACAGTCAAGAAAAGAGGAACATACAGGAATGGTCGTTATTGGATCAAGACAACACCCAGACGATCTTTACCATCATCTCTTAGAAAACAAAGCATGGGAAACTATTGTTGATCGTGCGCATGACTTAGAAGTACCGCTAGAAGACGAATCTATAGATCATACAAAACACATGTTATGGTCAAATAAACGTACACATAAATGGTTAATGGAACAGTTAGCTGCAGCAGAGACTACAGGTGGTAGAAATATATTTGAGATGGTCTATCTAAACAAAGCTATACCACAAGGTATGGAGTTATTTACAGCAGAGATGATTGATAAGTGTTTAGATAAATCAAGGAAGCTAGGAGACATACCACCAGGCACAAGTCTTATTGCAGGACTCGATCCTGCTAGTACAGGTTATCAGGCAGCAGTTCTTTGGGCATATAACGTAAAAACACAACAAGTATGGCTTGTAGATATGAAGAACGATCAAGGTGGTGGTATACAAAAAGCACATAACTTAATGAAGGAATGGTATGACAAGTATTGGTTAAGTCACTGGATCATAGAAGAAAATGGATTTCAACGTGCTATTGGTCAAGATAGAGATATAAAGTTATGGGCTGCTAATCATGGTGTACGTATAGAAGGACACCAGACTTATAAAAATAAATGGGATCCTACATTTGGTGTAACCAGTATGGTAGGTATGTATGAACAAGAAAAGATAAACATACCGTATGCAGATTCTAAGACACAAAGACTTGTCAATATATTTAGACAACAGTTAATTTACTTTTCACAAGCAGGTGCAAGTAATTCACGTAATGTAAAAACTAAAACTGACTTAGTTATGGCAAGTTGGTTTCCAATGAAACGTATACGTACCAATGTAAAAATGATGTTAGCTGAAGCAGAAAGCGACTATACTCCTTCATATAGCTATTATAAGCAAAGTGAATACAACGAGGTTTTTTGGTAATGGTGTATACCCCAGACGAATTATTAATTAAGACTGACGACCTAAAAGGAATGCACGAACATAGTGGACACTATGAATATCGTGATAGAGTCAGATCCATTATGAACGGTGGTAGCAATGGTATTGCTGCACTGTTAGGTGAGAGCGCAAAGAATTACGACATTGATTTACCAATACCTAATCTTATAAATTCAGGTTTAGAACACTTAGCACAAAAATTAGGACGTATGCCAGACATAAAGGTAGACGCTTACGCAGATAGCGAACGTGCTAAAAACAAAGCAGAGAAGTTAGAACGTATAGTTACTAACTTAGATAGCAATTCTAAAATGGATATGCAGTTACCACAAGCAGCTAGATGGTTGCCTGGTTATGGTTTTTGTGTATGGATCATAAGACAAAAGATGTCACCAGATGGCATTATGTACCCACACGCAGAACTACGTGATCCTTATGATTGTTATCCAGGATATTACGGACCAGATCAAGATCCAAAAGAATTAGCACTTATAAGACTTGTACCTAACGCTGTTATTAAACAGATGTACCCACAAGCACAAGTTATGGTTGATGAGTCAAGTCAGTTCCCATCAGGTTATAGTAAGTTTAAATACCATGACGGATTTCAAAGAAGTTGGGATAATCATTTAGCTGACGGTACAGAACTTGTAGAGTTTTATGATGAAGATGGTACATACGTATTTTTACCAGAACAAAAACAAATACTAGACTTTACACCTAATCCTCTTAAATCAGGTCCACGTTTTGTTATATCTAAAAGATTTAGTTTTGATAGATTATCTGGTCAGTATGACCATGTACTAGGTTTGATGGCAGCTATGGCAAAGATTAACGTCTTGTCCATAATTGCTATGGAAGACAGCGTATTCACAGAAACGAATATTATTGGTGAATTAGAGAGTGGGAACTACAAACGCGGTAGATTTGCAGTCAACTATTTAACACCAGGTTCACAAGTCGCTAAACCACCAAACAATGTTCCATATCAGTTGTTTCAACAGATAGACAGGATAGAACGACAACTTCGTGTTGGATCAAGCTATCCAGTTAGTGATGACGCTATATCTCCTAACTCATTTGTTACAGGTAGGGGATTACAAGAGTTACTATCGTCCGTTGATCTAAACGTAAAAGAATATCAGTTAGCACTTAAAACAGCAATAGAAGAACTAGATTATAAACGTTTAGAGATGGACGAAGTATTAAATGGTAACAAGAAAAAACCATTAGCAGGTTATCTTAAAGGCACAGCGTATGCAGAACAATATACACCTAGCACAGACATACAAGGTATGTACAAGACTAGACGTGTGTATGGAGTTATGGCAGGATTTGATGAGCCAACAAAGATTGTCTCTGGTTTACAGTTATTGCAAGCAGGAATAATTGACAAAGAGACATTACAAGAAAACATGGACGGACTTGATAATGTACAAAAGATTAACGACAGAATATTAAAAGACGAAGCAGAACGTACTTTGTTTGAAACATTAAAGGTACAAGCAAGTCAAGGTGATCCTAAAGCAACAATGGCGTTAGTACAGATTTATAAAAATCCTAACTCTATGCAATCAATACTAGATAAATTTTATACAGCAGAAGAACCAGAAGTACCAGAAGGTGAAGCTGCGTTACTCGATCAAATGATGGGCGGTGGACAACCAGTACCACAAGGTCCTGCACCAGATATAAGATCATTACTCTTAGGAGGTGTGCAAGGTGCCTAGACCATTAGATTATGAATTTAGCGATATTGTCAACAACTGTTTAGTTGATGTATGGCAAAAAACAGAAGAAGCAATTGCTGATTACGAAGATGAAATATACGCAGATGAACCAATAATATCTGACATGCCACAAGGAATGGTTGTACAATACATACCAAATGGCTTAATTATATTTTTTGGACAACAGGAGGACTTTAATGGCGAATGGCAGTAGTAGAAGTCGTGGTAGAAGAGGTGGAGTTAAGAGACCTGCTGCAGTAAGCGGTCCAGGTAGATTAGCTAGAAGAACTGACGGTGCCGCACCAACAATAGATGATGTAAGAGGTATGGTTAATGAGTCAGCAGGTGAAGAAGCTGCACTTGTAGAACAAGTTAGACAAGGAAACATAGAACAACCACAAACTACATTTGCTGCACCACAACCGCAGCCACAACAATTAGGTGGAGTATCACCTGGTATTGCAGATGTATTTGCACCAGGAGAAGATGATTTAAATGCGTACTCACGTCCACCAATGGAGGATCAATTTTTAGAACCAGATGACGTAATGTTAATACGTGCAATGGCAGAAGTTAATCCTACTGCAGAGCTTTTAGGTTTACTAAAATTTGCTTCTGATAGGCAGATAGGTAGAACGCAGCGTAATATCTAATGGCAGAATTTCATAGAGATAATCCTGCACAAGAGCAAGAGTTTTATCAAGAACTACAACGTAGACAAGCAACATATAAACGTGCTAAACAATCTATAACTAAAGAAGACGCTATGCGTGCAAGTTCTATTTCACAAGCATATCCTAACTTTTCACCAGATGTTATTACTGCATTAACAACATTACAAGTTAAACCAGAAGCAACAGTATTAGAAGATATATCTAAGATGATTGCACAATCAAACAGCAAAACAATATTAGATAAAGTATTTGATCCGTTGCAAGCAGGTGTACGTTTAGGATTTTTAGGTTTAGAAGATTTATATAGAACAACAGTAGATAGACCTATTAACTCTTTTATTGCTTCTAAGTTTGGAGACAATGCAGAAAATTTAACATTTAAAGAAGCATACAAACAATCAGGTAAGTCAACAATTAAACAACTTATAGGAGAACTTAATAAAGGTTCAAAAGTAAATTTAGGCGAAGGATTTTTGCCAGTGTCAGAAGTATTTGATCCAGAGAATCCACAATCTAAATTTTATGATGAGTACCAGTACATGATACGTTCTGGTTTTGATCAAGGTAGAGCGCAACAAGTTATACAAAATTACTTAGGTACACCAATAACTGACATAGACAGAAGTATGCAAGAAGGTAATGAGAACTTTACTATTACAAGTCAATACGGTACTGCACCTATATCATTAGGTAGAACTATTGCATTACAAGTTGCAGAACCAAACAGTAGACCATTTAATGTTATATCTGGTGTATTAGACGCAGGTAAAGCATTGTTCTTAGATCCTGCAAACTATATGACATTAGGATTAGGTGCCTTTGCTAAAAGTAGAAAAGCATTAAAAGTACCAGATTATCTTGTAAAAGAATTACAGAAGATAGAACCTGACAAGTTAACTAAAGCACAAAAAGAATACATAGGTGCAGTTAATAAAGGTTGGGGACTACCGTTTATGTCTGGTAGATCTATTTCTAATTATTTATCTAAAGATCCTGGCGGTAAAAAACTTATAGATTATATGTCAGAATTAGATAGTCCTAATAAATTTATAGAACTTACTGGCATAACAGACAGAGAAGCTATTGCAGCATTTATGGATATATCACAAGACTTTACAAAATCTGCAGATGAAAAACGTGAACTTATGTCTAATCTTATTACAGAATTTTTAGAAGATCCTTTTGGTCCTTTTGGTACAGGTCAAGCACCAACAGTAGGTGCTATAGGTAGATTTTTAGGTGGTGCTACAGAAGAATTACTAGGAGGAGTACCTAAAGGTACAGGTAAATTATTTGGTGCTAAAAAAGTTATTAAGACAAAACTTATGGATAGTCCTAATAGATCAGCAAGAATATTAGCTACATACGCAGGTGAGTTTCCATACAGATACGTAGATAGTAATCAATTAGATGACGCAGTAACAAACATTAAAGGTTGGCTAGATCAAACTACTGTAGATCCTGTTGCTAAAGATCAGATAATTAACAGAGCAGTAAGACTTGAAGATGGTGATCAGACAGGATTATTTAATGTTGTAAAAGATATGGTTACATACGCTACTGATGATTTAGTAGAAAAGTATGGTGTAAATAAAGAAGACGCATTTACATTTAGTAGAATCTTTGAAGATTATCTACCAGAGCTACGCGCATATTTTATTGACGCAGTTACAGGTAACAATGTTGCTAATCCAGGTGCAAAGATTAGTCAAACAATTGTAGATAACAAAGCATTTGTAAATCCAGATCCACACTTACTTACAGAGTTTATTAACAGAACAATACCTTTACCTGATCCTGGACAATTAGCAAAAGCTATGAATTCTATGTCACTAATAAGAGCTAAAGCGTCAGAAGCAGGAATAGATATGTTTAGTAAGTTACCTGCCAATATACGTGCAGGTACAATGTCTAAAATTATAGATAGTTATTATTCAGATTTTTGGAAACCATTTGTATTGTTACGTGGTGCCTGGTTACTTCGTGTTGTAGGAGAAGAGCAGCTACGTATGTACACACGTGGTTATGACAATATATTTTCACGACCATTGTCAGTATTGTCACTGGGATTACTTAAAAAACCTAACAAGACAGAAGCTGCAAGATGGACTAGCAAAAATGTAAAGTTTGCAGATTTGTTAGGTAATCCACTAGATGAAGCATTAGAGTGGCAGCAAGCTAGTTCACGTAGATATGGATCTAGCAACTTTGACTATTTATTTGGTGGTGCATACAAAGCAGGTAGGAGACGTAAAAAACCTGGTGTACACCCTATGGACGTTGTTACAAAAGAAGACGCATTACGTAACCAAGAGACACAACCTAGACTTATACAAAAATATTTTGATGATGGTATTGTACGTGAAATAGCACATTTACACTATGACAGATTATTTAACTTTTTATACAGAGGTGCCTTAACTAAAAAACAAAGAGACGCTAGATTAAAAGAGTTTATTGAAGGATCTAGTTCACGTGCTACAGAAATTATAGAAGCATATAGTAAAGGCGGACCAACTTATAGAGCAAGAATGAATACTGCAGGTGGTAGATATGCTTATGCTGAATCTATTACAGCTAGAGTAAATCAGTTAGCAGGTGGTGCTTTTGATCAAAATTTAGATGTATTAGATGATTTAAGTAAAAAAATAAACATTGATGAATTAGATTTTGCTAAAACACCATTCCCATTGTCAGTAGAAAAAACAGCAAATAACAACATACTTGAAATGTTGTTGCGTAACAGATTAAACAGATTAGACGGTAAACAATATGTTGATGAAACATTAGATGATTTTTTTGACAGTATAAAAAATGGTGATCAAACATTATATAAATCTGTAAAGAAAACACTAATGTCTGATGAATACATTAACGATCTTCCTAACGTAGTTGCTGTTGGTAAAACAGATTATATAGACAATGTTGGTAAATTAGAGTTTTATACAAACAAAGCATTTGACGCATTAATGGGACAAAGAACAGATAACGCGTCAAGATCACCAGTATTTAGACAAGCATACTGGAGAACTATATACGATCTTCTTCCATACATGTCAGGCAAAATGAGACAAGTTATGTTAGAAGGTGGTACATATACAATTGATGGCAAAGAAATAAAAGTTGCAGGTGCATTAAATGCAAGTTTACCTGGAGAAAACATGTTAGCTACATTTAGAGCTGACATAGGATTGCCTGCACAAAAACTACGTAAAGCAGATACAGAGATAAACATAGATATGTTTCAACGTAAAGTTAAAGAACTTAATGAAAAAGATACAGCATTAGGTTTAGGATTTGAAGATCTTGATGAAGAGTTTGAGAATTTATCTACAGCACTAAATAAAAAACGATCAAGACTAGAAGAAAAGTTAACAGACAAACAAGAAGAACTTATGAAACTAGAACTTGATATAACTGGTACATACGGATCAGGAGTTACATACGAAGATGACATAGTACCTGCAAATGTAAAAAAACGTGTAGATGATTTAGCAGAAGACATATTTGACATAGAATCAGAGATAGATGATGTACAAGAAGTGTTTAACAACAACATGAAAGAAAAAGCAGAGTTACTAGGATTTACAGATAAATCTGGTGACGTTGATTTAATTGATAGAATAGCAAAAGCTAGAGCTTTAACAGAAGTTCAAGAACTATTGTATGACTTAACTAAACGTAAAAAACTAGCATATAACTTACGTGGTATATTTCCATTCGGCGAAGCATATATAGAGATTATGACTACATGGGCAAAGCTATTAAAAGAAAACCCAGAGATATTACGTAGAGGTCAAGTGACAGTTAACGCTGCACGTGCTAGTAATCCATTTAGTCCAGTAGAAGGTGAAGGATTTTTAGGAGAAGATGAAGTTACTGGTGAAGAAGTATTTTACTATCCGCTTATAGATGATCTTGTATCTGATGGATTATTTGGTGAAGATAGGAATGTTGGTGTTAGATTACCTGGTTATGCAGGATCACTTAACCTAGCATTAGAAGTAGTACCAGGTATTGGACCTGCAGTTGCTATACCTGCTAGCTTTTTTGTAAACGCAAGTCCAAACTTTGACGAAGCTAAAAAAGTTTTGTTTCCGTATGGTTTGCCAGATGTACGATCTGCAGGAGATCTTATTGCTGCAGCAGGTGTACCTGCATGGTTACGTAATACATACCAGGCATTGTACGCATATAACGAAGATGTAGGTCAAAACGAAATAACACGTATTGCTTCTAACACAACTATTGATGTTTACAGAATACTTAAAGCTGATGGTAGAGATGACAGAACCGCAGGACAACAAGATGAGTTAATGAAAGAAGCACGATCTATTGCAAAAGGTTTAACACTTATAAAAGCTATATCACAGTTTGTTGGTCCAGTAGGACTTAATCCACGTTTTGACATTGGTAATGAAAAGAATGCAGGTCATATTTATTCTATGCAAATATTGTCAGATAGGTATAGAGAGTTATTAGAGACACCACCTAAAGATCCAATTACAGGTAGATTTTTATATGCACCTGGCGATAACTATTCTGCTACTAAATATTTTATAGATGAGTTTGGATTTAATCCTATTGACATTGCTACACCTAAAACAGTTGTAGTAGAACCTAGACCAGTAGATGAACGTGGTGTTAAGTTTCAAAAAGAAAATCCAGAGATATTTGAAGAATATTCATTTACTGCACAATATGCAATACCACAAGGCGGTGGTGGTCCTTTTGATTATGAAGCATACGTAAGAACTATTGCTAATGAACAAAGAGAACCACTTAAACCAGAAGAATGGTTAGCTAAACGTAACCAAAGACTAGGTCAGTTTTATATGGAAGAAAAGCGTGTATCTACATTACAAACATACGATATAACAGATCCTTATCAAAACTTAGTACGTAACAGAGAGTTAGCATTTCATAGAGATATAGCTAAACAAAAATTTCCTGGATTTGACGCTACAGTACCAGGATTACCACAAACATCTACATTAGAAATGCAGTATGAAGAACTTAAAGATTGGAAAAACAGTTCTAAATTATCTGGTACACCAGTAGGTAAAGACTTGCTTGTAGTGTTTAGTTTAATTAATACATTAGAAAAGCGATCACTTAGAGCAGGATTATCTAAGAATGGTTGGCGTACATCACGTACATTATTAAAAGAAAGACAACAATTACGTGATCTTATAGGTACATTGATAAATAGTAATCCAGATTTCCAGGTTGTAGCTGAACGTGTATTGCTTCCATTATTCCAAGAACGTACAGATTTCTTAGAGGATTTGCAATACGATTATGATACACTTAAAGAATACGGTGTATACTTACCACAGTTACCTGATACAGAGGATATTTAATGGACAAAGATTTTAAGCAAGGTTTTGTAGATAGCATTATTGCACTTAGAGGTTTTGCACCAGATGAAGAAATAACAAAAATATTACAAGATTTAGTTAGTCAAGAAATACCAGATCAAGTATTTATAGCAAAAGTCTACACAGAACTTAATGTGTATGACACTGTAGGTGCAAATATGTCTAATGATCTCATATCATTTCAAGAACCTTATGGAGAAGTAAATAGAAGAAGAACATCACGTACACCACTTAATACTTTTAACAAAGCATTAAACAATGCAGTATCACAATTATATGGAGTATCAGATTGGAAAACAGCACAGAGTGACGAAGATAAAAAAAGAAATGAAGATATTTACGCAGGACTAGATATTGCAGCAGGTTTAAAAGGTGCAGGTTCTCCAGGTGCTTCAGAAGAATACTATGAATATTTAAATATAAAACTAGATAAGATATACGAAGATACAGGTTTATTAGGTGTTGTTATACGACCACCACAAGGTGAAGGCGGAACAATATATGTTACAGAAGATTTAGATGAATACTTCAGAAACAATGCACCTGTTAGTTTAGGCGAAGGTTTTTATCCTGTAGAAGGTAAGAACTATAGAAAATATCCTGGTTTTGCAAAACCAACTATATTAACAAGACCTGCAATGAAACTTAATGAACAAACAAATACATGGGAACCAGTAGATGGCGAGTACTTAAAAGCTGTAGAATCGTATAGTTCTGATGGTAAATTTAATACAGACTTAGATATAGGAGATACATTTAGTGTAGCAATAGGTACTAAAACACCAGACGGTTCATCTGTAGGTGAAGTGAAAACTTTAAGTAGAGATGAATTGTTATTGCTAGAAGATGAGATAGCAGAAGATCCTACAAAAGAATTGATATTTGCAGGAGGTACTAAAGAGTCTGCACAAGCAGCATTAGATGGTTGGATAGATTACAACACAAGTTTAGCTGCTGCACCAGAGTATGACATATTCGGTGGTATTACACCAGAATATGCAATATATAAACAACCAGATTTAGCAGACGCATTTAAAGATGGAGAACCAACAGCGTCACAGATGAAAGACGCATTACTTCCAGAACAGATATATGCAGGTAGTATTCCAGAAGAACAGTTTTATGGTGCAACAGATCACATATCTGGTCAAGGTCCAGGACTAAACAATACACAAAAAATATCCTGGATCTCATTAGCACCACAAGAAATAAAAGCAGTGCAAACAGATCTTATGCAAGCAGGTTATTTAGGAGTAGAAGATTTTTTCTTAGAACAAGGTGCATGGCAAGATAAAACATCAGGTGCAATGTATAGTGCAATGGTTGACGCTAACTTAAACATGATAGATGTATATACACAACTAAATGCAGAAAAAGAACGTTACTTTAAAAAACCACCACTCACACCTAAAGTGTATCAAACACCATCACCAGGATTTATTAAAGATCAAATAGACGCAGCACTTAAATCTGCAGGTGTTACACGTAAACTTACAGACGCAGAACTTGTAGCGTTTTCTGACTTTTACATACAAGCAGATAAAGATTACGATACAGCTACTGCAGAGTATCAAAAGAATTTAGATTTAGCTGAAAGATTATTTCCTGGTGCGCCAACAGAAATATCTATACCATCAACAGCAGGTGAAGAACTAGCAGCTTTTGCAGAACAACAATTTGAACCACAGCTACAAGCACAACAGAGAGGTATACAAGAACGTAACGATCTAAGTTATTTGTTTAGTTCTATAGATCAATTTGACCGCATGATTGGAGGATAGTGGATCCCCAAGAACTTATAAGAATAATAAAAGCATTAGATCAGTTAGTTGAAACTGCTACTAAAGAAACAGTCAACAATAGAGATTTTGGCGGTCAAAAATTATTAGATTTTGTAGGTGAAGAGTGGTCTGATTTAATGGACGTTTTTCCTAGAGAAGATGGATTATTAGTTTATGGTCCTTATAATTTAGAAGAATTAGTAGGTGCAGGAAGAAGTGATTTAAATTTAGTTATTGAACCATTGGCTGATGAAGCTAATGAAGATCTTGTATCAGGTTTTCGTTTAATGATTATGGATCAAAATACGCAATCAGTAGGTGGACCTAATATGATGAGACCAGAAATTGATGAAATTTTTATATTAGATTTAGGTGAGTTTTCTACAAAACAAGAAATGGAAAATTTATTTACTAAGACATCTGACATAGATGGTGCAACTGCAAGTGTTTCATTAGTTGGTGACAAATTAGATGAAATATTTCCTAACAGTACAGCAAGTATAGAAATGGCATTGACAAATCAAGGACCTGTTATATCTGACAGAATACGATCACAAATAAATCGTAGTTTTATTCCACCTTATGCACTAGAGGCATTTGAAAAAGTTGACGCAGAACAATCTGCACAATACGGTGAATTGACTGGAGATGTAGAAGTACCAGACACAGTAGAAGCTGCAGCAGCAGATGTAGTACCAGATGATATATCGCAAGTAAATTTAGAAGATGACGTAGCAGAAGTTAACAATGACTTTGTGTATAACAAGTTTAACGAAAAACAACGTACTGCAGACAATGTTATATTTAAAGAACTTGATGACGGAACAATAGAGTTACTTGTTATAAAACGTAAACGTGGACCACATAGATCTTTGTTTGCATTACCTGGTGGAATTGTAGAGACAGATGTTAATTTGGATCAAATAATTCAAGGTGTGGTAGATCCTGGAACACCTTCATTTAGAGATACAGAAGTGCATGATTTCTTAATGCCATTTGAAACAGAAAGTACTGTATTAGATATATCAGATAAATATAGAGGAAACGAAATATTTGGTGCAGAAGCATTAAGAGAAGCAATAGAAGAAGTAAATTTAAGAAAAAGATTTATAGACAAAAGTTTTTATTTACCAATTAAATTTGATAGATATGATTGGGACGCACGTGCAGCAAAAGGTGTTGATGTTGGTGGTATAGGAATAATAATAAAAGATGTTACTAAAACAAATACTGTTGACGGACAAAAAGTTAAATCTGTTGTAGAGACCTGGACACCTAAAGCACAAGATGACGCTGTATCGTATGAGTGGATAAAACTAGATGATGTTATTAGTGGTGAAAAACAATTAGCTTTTGGACACGTAGAATTTGTAGAAGACACATTACGATTTGCTTTAAAAAAGAATTTACTACAAAAATCAAATCAAGAAACTATATATACAAATGAATCTAAATATGATTACAACGACCTTACACAATTAAAAGAACGTGTAGCTGAAACCAAGAGAAGAAATACAGAAATTATATTAGAAAGTAATAAAGTAAGAGTTGCTAATAGTCAACCAGAAATACCTATTAGCGGTAACAATATTGTTGATAGACAGAACAAAGCGCTTATTGACAGCATAAGAGGATTAAAATCATACACACCATACGTAGGTATGGGTAAAGAAATTAAACCATTTACACCACAAATGATAATGTCACCTGATTTTATATTTCATAATATAATTCAATACACAACACAAGAAGCAGGTACAGGATTAATATTTTCTGATAAAGAAATAGAGTCTAAAGAATTAGGATTTGAATTTGCAGACGATCCAGAGTCAACATACGAAAAAATAAAAATAAAACCAGAAGCTAGAAATAAAGCTAAAGTTACAATCCGTGAAAAAGTATTAAAACAATATGCTTCGGATTTAAAATGGAAAATAAATGACGGTATGCAAATTGAACCTTTTATTGCAGCAATGTATGATAACGCAGAACAGATAGTAAACAGTGAAGAGTTTGATATATTATTAGATGAATTAATTGATCAAGGTTTTGCGTCACATAAAGAAGACGAGGTTGGAACTACTGAAGTAATAGAAACATATTATACAGATAGTTTTGATGATGGTGAAGTAAAAGAGTATGCAGGTTTACACGAAGGAAATACAGTAATTCAAAGAGACGGAATAGAAAAAGCAGTTGATGACAATATAAATTATTTAATTAACAGTGATTACAAATCAGGACCTGCATTAGCTAAATTACGTGTAAGAAATACAGGATTTTTTAAAAATACTTTTCCAGATGAAATATATTTACCTTCATGGGAATATTGGAAGACAAACAATTCAGACGTACCACAAGCATTACTTGACTCTAAACAAGCAACACTAGGTGCAGACGGTAGGTTAAAAGGTTTTGTATATCATGGATCTCCTGGACTAAATGCACGTGGTAGAGCTATATTAGATATATTAGAAAAACACGGTAGTGGTTCCAAAACAGATATGCGAGGGTTGTTTGCAGATCTCACAAATAAAATAAATTATGAAACAGATTTAAATTGGTTAGATCCTTCTAAGTATCGTTCTCAAATGTTAAGACTAAATTACATGTATACAACATCTAATCCATTTGTAGCTTCTTCGTATTCTATGGGAGGACATAATACTAGCAAAGTAAATGTTATGAATATAGACGCAAATGACAAATTTACTTCTATATTAAACAGTGAAGATATTAAAAATAATCCTGAAATTATAGCTAAGATTGACAAAGATTTAAAAAAAATAGGTTTTACTATAAAAAAAGATGAAGGACTAGAAGGTGTGTTAAGAATAAGGGCTATTAACGAATCAGAATATAAACCTTTATTTGTAGATCCTGCAATTAGCCAAATAGAATTTGACGCACCTGGTGACAGTATATTACATACAGACATGCCATTAGTACGTCAAATAAATAATCCTAAAGTTAAAAATCTAATTAACAATATAGTTAACAATACAAATATAGAAACAATTTTTGATGAAGAAATGGTGGATCGATTCTTATTTAATATTATGGACCAGTTGAAAAAAACTGGTACAGGTCTTTTAGAAGGTATGTCAGAAGCAGATCAAAGCAAAATTTATAACATGATTAAAAATGCTTTAGAAGGTAGGAATACTTCTAAAGATATACTTGATCTAAATAATAGGACTGACGGTAGCGAGGTTGTACAAACAATCAAAGATTTTTATATAGACAACATGAGTGACGTACAAGATAATGTATCTAAGACCATACAAGAAGGATTAGAAGAAGGCAAGATGAATTTTTCTGATGTCCACTATATTCTTAGAGATAATCTATATGGTAATGAATCAATTACAAATGAAGCAAGAGAAGAAGCATGGGAATATATAAAAAGCACAGGTGTTAATAATACTAAGCAACAATATTTTTATGATAAAAGATTAACTTATGCTGATGTTTTGTTTAATAAATTATTAAATGATGAATACGCTTTTTTAAATGACGGCAAAAGAATTGATTTTGATTTAGTAATGCGATTTGCAAATGAGTTAGATCCTAGTGCATTAGGTGGATCATATAGAGCAACAAAAGATTTATTGTATATTAAATATTTTTTTGAAAATATGGAAATAGATAGTCCTATGTACAATGACGCAATAGATTATGTAACAAGAAATATGGCTAGCGATTCAGCAATGAAAATAAATGGATATATAGAACCTGACAGTACCTATTTAAGAGATATTGTCAGAAATTTAGAAAATTATTTTTTACAACAAAAGTTAAGGATTCAAAAAAAATTTGGCGAAGATGTTACTGATTTTATAAAATTAAATTTAGAAGATGAAGTATTTGCTGTTCAAAATAATATATTACCTGAAGTAAAAGGTGATAAAACTTTAGTAAATTTTTTACGTAAATTAAATGGTATACCAAAAAGATATGTATCACCTGTAGGTAATAGCTATGCAGCAGGAGATATTTTATTATTAAAGTCATTATCACAAAGTGGTATCGAAATAGTTGCAGGTACAGGTGGTGGTAGAGTAGGTAATGATTTCCATGATGTATTTGGTATTGTAGATCCAGGTGATAAATTTGGTACAGGTGTACCTAGAGAAGCTAAATTTAAAGTAAAACCTGTAGAAATAAATGCTGAAAAAATACAAACAATAAACGATTTAACAAGCGGTGTAAAAGGTTTTGCAGATTTAGATGATCAGTCTATAAGAGCAATAGCAGAGTTAATACCATTACAAGTATTACTTGATAACGATACATTGTCAGATGAAACTAAAGAAAGATATTCTAAGTTATATAAAGATTTAGAAATACAAGATATTAGATTTTTTGATCCAAAACGTATAGAACCTTCAGCAGTTGACGGTGCTTTATTACAACAATTTGACGGTTTTAGACAGTTAATTGCACAACAAGGAATGTTTGGCAATGTTGAAGATGAAGTAATACAAGCACATGTGGCAGAACTATTTAATAAAATGGACGGACAGATTGCACCAGAAGATCGTATTAACTTTATTAAGAGTTCTGGATTGTTAAAAACTTTTGCTGACGGACTTGATGTATTTGACGCAGCTGTATTAGCGCCTGTATTGGTTGATGTAATTATGTCAAAAACATCTGGGACAGGAAGTGCTACAGAGACTATTGGAGGTGCAGTAGCAGATGTTGCAGAAAAAATATATGATCCTGAAGAAGTAGATACTACCTTTGAATCTCTATATGGATCTCCAGAAGATCCTTCTACATTAGCAGGTGCTATGTCAGAGTCTTTTCAAGTAGGTAAAGAAGAAATTGTTAATCCATTATTTGAAGCTGCACAATCAAATAGGATTTTAAAAGAAGTATTTGGTAATTTAAAAGAAGGCGCTATATCTGCACTTGAAACTGTACGTGACGGTTTTGGTATGAATGATTGGTTATACAATGTTAAAAGAGATATGTATGTTTCATCAGTATTAAAAGAACGTGGTTATACTGACGGTAAGAGAATACCACCAGATCTTGTTAAAAAAATAGAAAATGAATATGAATCATACGTACCAAAAGAAGTTAACAAATATGGACAACCATTAGATGTTAGTGACACTTCTCGTTACAGCAATTCTTTTTACACCGCAGGTGGTGGAGGATCAGGAGTTAGGCACGAATAATATGTTTGATATAAGAAGTTTTCCAGTTATAGAAGGTGGCGGCAAATATCCAGAAATTAAATACAGAGAGAATGGTATTGGTGTAGTTAATCCAGATAGGTTACTAGAAGCAATGCAAAACTTTAGAGATGATGATATATCAGATTTAAATGGAAGAAGTAAAGCTGCATTTTATAACAATACTGTAGATGAAATGGACGAACTACTTACAATATTTGGTGTTGAGAGTGCAAGTAATCGCACTAAAGACGGTGAGATTTTAAATATAAACAACGTACCTTACAATGCACATGCAGAATATAACGTTCCTGGAAGAGGTGAGAGTTATGGTTTATTGCAAATAGATGTATCAGGTGTAAATAAAACATACGTTATGCTAGCTATGGACGATAAATACAAAGAAATTATTAATAAAGAAAAAACTATTGAAGGTAGAAATGCTGTAGGTGCAGAGCTATTTGAAGAGAATCGTGATGAAGCTATTAAGTTTTTAAAAGATATAAACAATTTAGATAAGCATTTACTTATTGCTTCTACTATATATAACGATAATGGTCTCAATGGTTGGCGTGCATACAGTAATTACAACGATCCTAATGGTGACGCAGGTTTTAAAGAGCTATATGAAATGGTACAAAAGCAGAATCGTACAAGAGTTTTTAAATCCTGGTCAGATGAAGTAATGCAACGCAACGAAAAGAACACAGCAGACATGTTGCATATATTAGAATTAAGAGACAAAATGCCTGTTAATATTAAAGATAGAGCAATGACTTTAATTGACGCATACAAGAAACTAAAAGAAGATAATCCTGATATGACAAATTTTGCTGACAAAAAAATAGAAAAACTTAAACCATTTGCAGGTATTTATGGCAGCTAATCTCATACCACAACTACCTAGCGATACAGAACTATGGCAGGAAATAAACGAAGCAGGTCAAAGTGTATATTATCTTGTATTCCAATTACCACCTGAAGCTGCACAATTGTCTCCTGGACTAGAAAATTTTACGTTTAGATACAAAGTTAACGATCTAAAAGAAATAGCACAAATAGGTACAACAGTAACTCCAGATGTAGTAGTTACTAAAGACGGAGATGTATACAGTACAGAAGGTGATACAACTATAGATGTTGATGATTATGTAAATAGTTTTTATTTTGGCACACACAATCAATTAGCTGCTATTAGTGGGCAAGTTGAAGACGGTGCTGCAGGATATGAATACTTTATAGAATCATTAGAGACTGAAGCAAAGTATAAACCATATATGTTTAGTAAAAATGCACAAGGTCAATATGATTATCTTGCTGTTGTATTAGAAGCAGCTAAAGAAGGTAGAACTGCAAGAGAAGCAGAACTAGCACAAACAACCTGGTGGAAGACACATACAGCTACAGAACGCCAGGAGATGTTATTTGCACACCAGGATCCTGCAACATTTAGTCAACGTGGCATAAAGAAAAGAGAAGACATAATAAGCAGAATGATGGCTGCAGGTATAACAGAGTTAGATCCTAAAGTCATTGACGCTATTACACAGAAGTATCAATACGGTACATTCACTGATGATGATATTACTAAAACTTTACAGAAGTTAGCTAATCCTTTAATTAGATATACATTAGATCCAGAAGTAAAAGCTGCATTAGAAGGTAAGACATTAGAGACAATAGAACTTACAAGACAAATGGAAAATACTATTAACTCTATACTAGGTCCAGGAGTTGCAGATAATTACAACTTAGAACAGTTACTTGCTAATTACCAGGATAATCCTACAGCATTTACACAAGAGTTTTTACCTAAACTACAAGATCAATTTCAAGCAAAGTTTACACAGTATGCAGGAACTAATGTTAAAGCATACGAAGATATTGCACCAGACCTTAGAACAGAATGGCAGAGCATTACAGGTGCAGCACCAGATGAAAGATCTGCACAATGGAATCAATTTATTGCAACTAATGATGTAGCAGAACGTAAAGATATTGCATTTGCTGCAGCAGCAGAGTCAGGTTCACAAACATATAGAGATCAATTTAAATCAGACATGGAGAGAGTATTTGGTAAAGCAGGCGCTAGATCAACTGGCGGAGGAAGGTTTGGGTTATGAGCGGTATATTAGGTAGAATTATGCAATTAGGACCAAGATTAGGACCTCGTCCATTGCAAACAGAATTATCTGCTGACATGGATTTAAGTGCAGTACGTGAACAAGCTGCACAAAGCGCAGCAGTAGTAGCACAAAGAGAACAAGAAGCTAGATTAGCTGCACTTGCAGAAGAAGAACCACAAGCAGCAGCAGTAGTATCTGAACCAGATCCTGAACCACAACCTGATCCAGATCCTGATCCAGAACCAACTGGTGATGAAGTAGCGTCAACACAAACAATAATTAAAAATGGAAGAATTGTATTTCAAACTATATACAAAGATGGAAGAATAGAAGAACAAGATTTAGGTCCAAGTGATCCAGGTGTACCAGATCCTCCACCTCCTGCACCAGTTCCAGGAGATCCACAAGAACAGTTTAATGCTAGAGAGTTTGCACAAGCTAACTATAGCTATTTAGGTGAAGAGTTACTTGAAACATTTATAGGTGAATACAATTCTAATGGTGGTGACGTAGATGAAGCGTTACGTACAATGAGAGGTACACAAGCATACAAAGATAAGTTTCCTGGAATATTTAGAGAAGATGGTACAACACTTAGGTTTACTACAGAGACACCAGAACTAGATTACATTAAGATGAAGGAAGATTATTTTAACGCATTAGAAGATTACAATTTAAATCCTAGTTACTTTGAGGACAAGATTACACAATTGTTTGAAAATGATGTTGATCCACAAACATTTGGTACAAGATTAGATACTGCATATACATCACTGTTTAATCAGTTTGACGCAGTAAAACAATACTATGTAGAGAACTATCCTGGACAGTTTCCTACAACTGATGACATATCTGATGAAGCTATATTTGCTAGCTTTATATCAGAAGATGTATCAGCAGATATTATTTCACAAAGAGTTAAAGTATCACAGATTGGTGGTGCATTTAAAGAAGAAGACTTTGCAGTTTCAGCACAACAAGCACAACGATTAGTTAGTGCAGGTTTATCTGGTACTGGTGCGCAACAGTTAGCAGCTAGAGCAGAGACACAGCTACCAAGATTACAAAGACTTGCTAGAAGATTTACAGGTAGAGAAGATATATTTGGTTTATCAGAGTTTATTGAATCAGAAGTATTTGGTGAAGGAGTAGCTGCACAAGTACGTGAAAAACTAGAAGCAGAGCAAGCTACAGTGTTCACACGTGAAGGTGGCGCTGCACAAACACAAGCAGGCGTAACAGGATTAGTCGAACAATAAAAAAAATCTAAAACAGTCATTTTATGTGCTATACTATTTGTATTGGCGTGGTCAGAATCCGCCAAGTAAATAATAGATCGACAACTCTGGCATAGGGTTCCTACGTCCTTGCCACGTATTAAATTCGTAGAGGTGTTGTATGCGTAATTACAGCGCCGATTCAGCATGTAAACAAATACTGTAATCACTCCCAATATGATCCACACCTTATTGGAGATTAGTGTAATAGTGTGAGAAATGGAGAATATCAATGACAGACGAAACAATGGAAAGCATGGAAACCAACGAAGGTATAAAAGGTTTAAGGGAAAAACTTAAATCTGTAGAACAAGAGAATAAAGAATTAAAGAATGTTGTAAAGACTTCTTTATTTAAAGATGTTGGATTAGATCCTCACTCTGGCACAGGTAAGATGGCTTTTGATCTTTATGATGGAAAACCAGATACTGCAGAACTAGGACAATGGCTTAAAGAAACTTACAATATCGATACTGAAGTACAGCAGAACAACGAAGTAGCTGCTGCGAAGATCGCTGAAAGTGACGATAAGCTAACACAGATACAACAAAACTCTGTAGCTGCACAACCTGCAGATTGGACACAGAAAATGCAAGACGTTATAGCAAGTGGAGACACTTCTGTTAGAGATAGTCTAAGAGCAAAATTAGCTTTACAAGAAGAACTTAAAAGAAAATAATATCTCGTAAGAGAGAAGGGAAATAGTAGAATATGGCAGCAATATCAGGTGCTAATCCAATAGTTGCTAGTGACGTTAATAACTTTACTGGTGAATTATTTAAAATCACACCTCATAGAACACCATTGCTAGCTGCTGCAGGCGGACTTAACGGAGGAGTTGCGATCAACTCAACATTCTTCCAGTTCCAAACACAAGATAACGCCGTAGTGACTGCTGTTACTCCAGATGATGAAGGTGGTTCACCTAACTATTCTGGAAGAAGCAGAAGTTCACAACAGGGTACACTACAAATTTTCCATGAAGCAGCGCAAGTATCTTATACTGCACAAGCAGCTTCTGGAGAAATTGTACCGTTTCAATTATCAGGGAACTATAAGAACTCCGATCCTGCATTAGCATTAGCAGGTAACAATCCAATTACTGATGAGTTAGCTTATCAGATGGAATTAGTATTAGAGCAAGTAGCAAAGAAAGTCGAATGGTCAGCATTTAACGCTTCTTACAATGACGGTACTACAGGTAATCGTCAGATGAGAGGTCTTAAAGAACACCAAGACTTATCAGGCGGAAACTCTGTCAACAATGATGACGGAGGAGATCCTGCTGCAGCACAAAAATTAAACTGGTCAATCATAGCTGACGCTATGAAAGCGTTGTATGACGCAGGCGCACCAATGAGACAACCAGTGCTTTTTGTTTCTCCAACAATGTTGTTGGATCTTAACAAAGAATTAATTAGTGCTTCAGTTGGAGACGTTAATTATGGTATTATACCAAGAGACAGAAATGTCGGAGGTGTTGACATTGATACAATCGTCACACCATTCGGTTCACTCGGAATGGCATTATCTGACTACTTGCCTGCAGGAACTATATCTGGTTCTAAGCAAGCATTTATCGTTGACCTTAGTTTTGTCAAACCAGTATTCCTTAACATTCCAGGTTATGGAACTATGTTTGTAAGAGACTTAGATCAAAACGATCAAGCAAGAATTGCAAAAGCAGTATACATGGAAATGGCTTTCGATTTCGGACCACAACAATATCACTGTGCAATCGACAACGTAGTAGGTTAATCCTACTAATTATTAATACTCTAAGACCGCTAATCCACCTTAGCGGTCTTTAGAGTA